TAGATAATCGCATCTATGAAATGTTCACTGTAGGTGGAACAGATGTATTTATTCACAAATATTTAGGGCCTAAAAACCCGAACGAAGCAGATGCGACTGCTGATCAACCAAAGTATGATGCAGTTAGTGAAACTAACATTCAAGATATGTTGTTTATGGAAAACAGAGATCGCAAATACGATCCTGATATCTACAGTTTAAGAGGTATTTACAATGTACAAGACATAGACTTTAACATGAGTCAGTTTGGCTTGTTTTTATCTAATGATACATTGTTTATGACTATCCATATATCTTCAAGTGTAAAAACACTTGGAAGGAAGATAATGGCAGGTGATGTTATTGAACTACCGCATTTAAAAGACGAATACGCACTTAATGATTATAGTGTTGCACTAAAACGTTTTTATGTTGTAGAAGATGTAAACAGAGCAGCAGAAGGATTTTCGCCTACTTGGTATCCACATTTGTATAGAGTAAAACTAAAACAAATTATGGATAGTCAAGAATACAAAGAAATACTTGACTTGCCTGCAGAAGAAGCCAATCCAGGTGGCAACACTTTACGAGATTTATTGTCTACTTATGAGCAAGAAATGCAAATCAATAATGCTGTAGTTGCACAAGCAGAAGCAGATGCTGCAAAATCAGGTTACGATACAAGCCATTACTTCAGTCTTGCAACTGACGAGAACGGTGAAGTAGAACTTGTAACTACAGATACAAGCACTTTAGATGCAAGCACAGCAAATGAACTAGCTGATAGAGAAATGCAAACTCCAAAAAGAGAAGGTTATCAAGGTTATTTGTTAGGCGACGGTATACCAAGTAATGGTGAAGCATTTGGACATGGGATTACTTTTCCAACTAGCAGTGTTGAAGGTGATTTCTTTTTAAGGACTGATTTTATGCCAAATAGATTATTTAGAAACGACGGATCTCGTTGGGTAAAACAAGAAGACTCTGTGCGTATGACACTATCAAATACTAATACACGCTCTACGCAAAAAGGTACTTTTGTTAATAACTCAACTAGTGCCGAAATAGGTGGTGAAACTGTGCAAGAAAAACAAAGTTTATCTAAAGCACTTAGACCCAAGGCGGATAATTAATGCAACATTTCTATGACGGACAGATAAGAAGATATATTACTCAAATTGTAAGACTTATGAGTAATTTTTCGTACAAAGACGGCAGTGGAGTAACTACCGAAGTACCAGTAATGTACGGAGATATTACGCGGCAAGTTGGTCATATACTAAGAGACAATTCAGAAAATAAAATTCCTAGCGCACCAAGAATGGCTGTGTATATAACTGGTTTAGAAATGGATACAGCTAGGTTAAGCGATGCAAGTTATGTTAAGAAATTAAACATTAGAGAACGTGCATATGATAGCGATGGTAACGAATACCTTAATACTGAAGGTAAGAATTATACAGTTGAAAGATTAATGCCAACTCCTTACACACTTAGCGTAAATGTTGACTTGTGGACTACAAATACAGACCAAAAATTACAATTAATGGAACAGATTCTAATGCTGTTTAATCCAAGTTTAGAAATACAGACAACAGATAACTATGTAGATTGGACTAGTTTAAGTGTTGTAAATTTAGATACTATTGGTTTTAGTTCAAGAAGTATACCAGTTGGAACTGAAACAGAAATAGATGTGGCACAACTAGGATTTAAAACACCAATATACATTTCACCACCTACTAAAGTAAAAAGACTAGGTGTAGTTACGAGTATTGTACAAAGTATCTACGATGAATCACGAGGTACTATTGGACTAGAAGAAAGTAAACCTGAACTGACTGCATATGCTGATACTGCCGTGCCGAGTGCTGACATAAGAACAACAGTGGGTATAACACCTACTGGTGAAATTAGTCGTCAAAATAGAAATGCTGGTGCAATAAAAGACAATACTACAAATGTTATCCTCAACACATTTAAGGATTACGGATTACTAATTTTGGGCAACAGTGCAAAACTTATAAAACGTGGAGTTGTTGGTGGAGTGCTTTGGGACGCATACGTCAAATCATTTCCAGAAATATTTGAAGCCGGTATCACAGAAATACGCTTAAAACGTAAAGATCTTACTACCGAAATAGTAGGAACAGTTGCTATAAACAGTGCTAATAAAAACGAATTAATAGTTAACTGGGATGCTGATACATTACCTAGTGACACTGTATTCACAGGACCAAACGGAGATAACAATAAAATACACTACATTATTGATCCTCAAAAAACAAGTCCTGCTTCACTAAAAACTGCAGGTTATAGATTCTTACTACTAGATAATAGTATCGGAGATGCAATCAACGTAGACGGTGCAGATGATTGGAAAAACAACGACGGTACTGACTTTATAGCAAGTGCTAATGATATAGTAGAATGGAGCGGCTCTTCCTGGCAGGTAGTGTTTGATGCAAGTACATACTCGGGTACTGCTTATACAACAAATCTAAACACAGGTGTACAATATAAATGGGATTCGGGCGAATGGATATTATCATTCGAAGGCGAATATCCAAATGGGACATGGCGTTTAAAGTTCTAGCATAATTATTTGTATGGAAAAGATTATTTGTAGTGGAGCTTTGTTCTACACTCTAGATACACATAGATTTTTGTTTTTGCACCGCACAAAAGGTAAGCAAAATAACCTTTGGGGGTTAGTAGGAGGCACGAACGAAGGACAAGAAACACCTTGGGAAAGTCTTAAACGTGAAATATCCGAAGAAATTGGTAATGTCAAAATTAAAAAAACTATACCTTTAGAAACTTTTGTAAGTAACGACGATAAGTTTCAATTTCATACATATTTGTGTTTAGTAGATAATGAATTTACTCCTGTACTTAATGACGAACACGACGGATATGCCTGGGTATCTTTTACAAAATGGCCTAAACCTTTACACCATGGATTACGTAATACATTACAAAATAAAACGAACCAACTAAAACTAGAAACAGTTTTTAAACTAATAGAATTAATATGACAACAGAAAAAAACAATGTAATTAAACATCAATGGGGGTATGAATTAATTTGGGCCAAGACTCCAGACTATTGTGGTAAAATTTTATATTTTAACCAATTAGGAAGCAAAACACCATTTTATTTAAATGCTGAAACTGATAAAACTTTTTTTGTAAGTGTAGGAGAATTTGTAGTAAAATGGATTGATACCCAATCTGGCAATATTTTACAATCAGAACTTAAAGAAGGTCAAGTGTGGCATTGTCCTAAACTACAACCATGTTCATTTGAATCTAAACGTGCTGAATCTAGTTTACATGTTGCATGTTCTTCTATAGATAATGATCAACATATTATCTTAAAACCAGAGACTTTTTAATGTTAAGAAAACTATCACTAGAAGAAACAGTAAAACGAGATTTATTAAAATACAAGTTAGCTGTAAGTAAACTAGAAAATGAATTAGTAAAACAGCAATACGAAACTTACCTACGTGATTACCAACTACAACTTGATATTATAGATGAAGGACATAACACTTTTAATAATGGTTATATTAAACCTTCTCGTAATAGACAAAATGTAGAACGCTTAGTTGAATTAAGAACTAAATTAGAATCATTACTTTAAATAACTGATAAACGTTTCAGAAAAATACCACCTACCATTGCAACATGAGATGTACATTGATATCTATAAGTACCACTTATAGATTCTGGAACTTGCCAGTATAAAACACCACTTGATTGATTTTGTGCATTAGAGCCTGTGCTGACTGTTCCGTTTGTTGCAACATGAACTAGTCCTGTGTTATAAGGACTGCTTGTTGGATCTTGTATTTCAAATGGATGTCCTCCAGCGTTTGTTAAATCAAATGCAATCGTAGTTCCAGACAATGCATATATAGTTGGATTATTTCCACTATAATGACTATTGAATGTATAAGCACTTATTCCTACATTATCAACTGTAAGCATTGCAATAGCAGGCATGTAAATTTTTGAAATATTTAAACTTGCTGTAGTTGCATCTGTTAAACCTGAAAATGTACTTGATCCTAGTGTTCCACTAAAGTCAATAGTAATAGTATCATTCGAAGCACTGGTTGTAATATTTGTTCCACCTTCTATTGTAAGTGTGTCGGTAGTTGTATTTGCTGTTACAGTT